ACATATAACCATTCTTGGTTTGTTTGCTTTATCATAATCTCTCCACACTCTTTGTGGAATATCTTTCATAATTAAATACTCTATAGCTCTTTCTTCTGTCATTGCCTCAATCGGTTTTGTGTTATGTAATAAATAACCTCTTGTATGCTTTACAAAGTCTGGCTTTGCTTCGTCCTTTGCTAACTCCCAGTATACTTCAACTGGTGGTAAGATGCCACCTTGCAATGCACAAGCCATCCAATTAGGGTCAGGGTGTGTAACCTTTGCAGGTTCATCAGGTGTCTCTGGGTCTTCCCATACTACACAATATTCTGTTCTGTGTGGCTCTAGTTTTTCTTTTGCCCAACACAATCTATCCCAAAGATGTGTGCCTTGAAATTCTGGTGTTTCTATTGTCATGCCAAATTTCCCATAATCATTAAAGTATTCGCATCATAGTCTGTAAAACCAGCATCTACATCTTCTGCTGCTATAGATATCTGACTTGTACTTGCAAGTGTTCCACTATTACTGCCTGTGTTTCCAATCGCTGCCATAGCACTTCCACTATCAGAATGTGAACCAGACCAAGCATAAGAAGAGTTTGACATATTATTTGTATACAAAAGTTTATATTGCCCTGTTGCTTCATCTGTTGAAGTAGAAACATTTAAGCTATCACTAACTCCGATTGTTCCAGTGTTGTCTACATTTGACCAAACCTTCGCACTACCATTCACAACATAATCTGTATCCACAGACTTAGCTGTGCCTGTTATCTGTCCACTTGTCTGTAATGTATCAAATGCTATTGTTCCGTTTGCCATTATGCGTTCTCCTATAGAGCCGATATGATAAAGGCTAGTAATTCACTGTACCTTACACCTAATCTTATTTGTTCTTTGCCATCATCATCTGTCCAAGTATCAGAACAAAACATTGCATACTTACTTGCATCTAAACCCTCTGCTGTAAAAGCATCTTGTAAGTCTTGTGCTATAATACCAAAATGAGTTCTTGCATTGTCACCTTTTTCTGCAACTGCATCTCTCCATCTAAACTTTCTCATAAGACCTTTTGCAACTACAGCTACTGTTTTTTCTGCATCACTAAGTTCTTCTATGTCTTGCTTTTCATTTCTATCTGATGTTTGGATTGTGCCATTAGTTGCTCTTATGTCATCAAATCTTGATGAAGCATCACCTAAATCAATAGCATTATCTCTAAAAGCCCCATTATTATTTGCAGGATATATTGAATCAGAAGCAAAAGCTAAATGTGAATTATTAGGAGTGCCAATATAAATATAACTAGATTTAGTGCCAAGATTTCCTACAGTACTGCCTGCTGATTTAAAATTTACTAAAGCACCATCATTACCTCTGTTAATCCGTAAAACCTCACCAGAAGAACGACTCATTTCTGTAATATTACCGACAGTCGCAAATCCATTTACGTTATTAGTTGCAGGATTAGCATCAGTAGTACCCACCAACAAGTTGCCACTGGAATCCACCCTTGCCTTAACACTATTTGCTATCTTGATATCTACTTGGTCATTCGTAGATAAATCAATTCCACTGTCATTATCGCCTGTAACATTGTGTATTTTATCTGCTCTTATTTCACTCATGTCTATAATCCTATCAACTTGTGTGCACCAAAGAAACTTGGAACAGTATTGTTAAATGCACCACCTATCATTGCATCAACATCTCCATTACCAGATTGGTCGTCAAAGTACATGAATGCTTCATAATAATCAGTAGAATTGGCTACATCAGTAACTGTAAGATTGTGTGTTACCTGATTAGGGCGATTGTTTTGATAATTACCTCTAGCAGAGTATAAGTGATTGCCATTTTTCTTTAATGACAAAATTATATCTCCAACTTCAGCATTAGCATTACTTAATCCGTGAGTTTGAAGATAGAAAAGATATGTTCCAGCTACTGTAGGTGTAAATCTATAGTTTGTTGTATGGTCATATTTACCATCTGTATCAAATACTTCTGTATCAAATTGTACTTTTGTATCTGTAGCATCAGTTAAAGTTTGGTTGGCTGATAACTTTGCTAAAAATGCAGGTGCATTCGTTATATCAGCAGTTGTTATTGTTGACGTACCTGCTCTATTTTTTACAGTATCTACTCTAATCTCACTCACGATATCACCAACCTTCCACCACTGTTCACTGTCAATGTAACACCACTATCTACAGTAAGAACACCAGTTGCTTGTGCATTTTCTGTAGCTAGTATTGTTGTATCAGCAGTTAAGTTTTGTGCATTTGTTCTGAACAAACCACCTGCCTTAAAATTACCTTTGTTCTCGGCTGCTGGTGTGACTGTACCAGTTTGTGGTGCTAAGAAGTTTACAAAGATATTTGCAGTTCCAGAACTAGGTGCAGCCGTAAATGTTAATGTTGTGCCATCTGGTATTGTATATGCTGATGTATCTTGCACAACACCATCTACAGATACAAGCACATCTTGTACTGAACTTACTGTTCTGTTTAATGTAAATGTGGTATCTGATCCATCGCCATTGAATCTTTGTACGGCAGTTGTAGCCTCGAAAGTTGTAACTGGTGACTTACCAACAAAAGGCATTATGTAATCTCCATATAAGATAAGGCAACGTCTGTTGCACCTGTTGCAGATACTGATATGCTATCTGTTGCTTCTAAAACAACTTTGTTACCAGCCAAAAGCTCTAATGATGATCCTGCTGGAATGGGTGCATTGGTAATAAGTTCAACTGTTTGGTTTACTTCATCATTAGCATTTGTTCTGTTAGCCGTATCAGA